ATCTGATACTGAGGTAACATCGGACTCATAGGCGTTATCTGGATTATCCCAGCTGATCAAGGCTCGAGTGTATTTAACTTTTTCGCTACTGGATGAATAGCTAAATTTGCCGTCGATCACGTTGGCATTGGTGTAAATAAAATCCATATCGCGAGGCATGTCTGCCACTGAGTACATTTGGCCGTTTGACCAATAGGTCATACCGCGATAGATAGACGCTAAATCGCGCAGCACTTGCCATGCTTCAGCCGCTTGCTGAATGTAGATATTACAGATATAGCGAGGCTCCATGCCGCCTTTGCCGTTTGGTACCAGTTGATCGCAATATTGGGCAATTTGGTAAAGCTCCCACTTATCCACCAGCGACGCATTAATCCTGCGGCCAGTGCCAAAGCGATCATCAAGGATAATGTCGTAACTCACCCATGCTGGATTATCGGTCCATGCGATTTTAAAGCTACCGTCCCAAACGCCCGTATATTCGCGGGTAAGTGGATTATAGTTTGTTGGTACCCTTACCTTGCGCATAAAGGGTTCACACGAAACCACTGGGATGTTTTGGAATTGGCTGGCGTCAAACTCCACATAAAGCAATGCCGTATTTGGGTACTTGAGCTTGCGGTCAATCACATCGGTAATCGCCGCGATTTGCATTAAATCGGCCACACGGTTGTTGTTTTGGTTTGGCGTTAAGCGGCGAATACGGATCTGCCAACTGTTACCAGCAGGTAAATCAATACGGTGGCTGCGCTCATATGGCTGAGTGGTTTTTCCGTCCACCGCGGTGCTTAATACGGTTTGATAGCTACCGCCATCGGTAGAGAGATCAATAGCGTACTCAATGCGATAGCCGTTTACATCGCCGTTATCAAGCTGCTGTTGCAGCGCTGGCCAGCGAAAGCGCACCCGAACTGCAGAGAGCAGTGAGAGTTTGTAATGGCTTTGGTGTATGGCTGCTCTGATTTTAACTCAATCCCTAATGCCACCTCGTTTTCAACCGATGGTAAGCCAGGAATATAGGTTTGATGTACAGAACCCGGACGAAAGTCCCAAATCACACCGGGGAAGTTTTCAGCGCCATTGGCATCTAGCAGAGGTGTGCCATCTAAAAACACATTTTGGCCGGATAGCTGGCCCTCAATTTCGCCTTCGCAGATTGCCAGCAATATTTTAGCTTTGGCGATGGAGCGCAGATCATCTGGCGATTCAACTGGAGTACGCTGCTCGCTTTCGCCTGCTTTAGCCCCATGGATAACGAGTTGTTGATTTAATGCGGGAATACCCATTTAGTTAAGGCTCCTGTTGATTGCCGCCGTTGCTGCCGCCTGATTGAATTGGGCGCTTAGTGGTTGCAATGTCTTCTGCGTAAATACCTGCGCTAATAATCGCGCCACCAATACGGCGCTTGCCGTAACCTATCCCGACAGGATTACCCGCTGCCGTGGTGTTAACCGCACCACCAAAGGCGTAGCTTGGCGCGTTCTCGGCGGCTTCCCTGCCCTTTAGTCCTTTGGCTTGGGGTGAAAGCATTTGCACCACTCCACCAGCGACCATTGCCACGCCGAGCTGAATAACAGAGCCGCTATAGTCCCCGAATATGGTTGTAAAAACACCGACAACAATAAGAACCGCGCCGAGAATAGTTTGCATCACGCCAGCACGTTTACCACCAGCAATCACAGGGACAATTCTGATCTCTCGAGTACCGGATAAACCAAACTCATCTTCACCAGTGTTTCGACCATTGCGAAAAATCGCATAGCGCAGGCCGAGCTTTGCCTGTTCTTTGATAAATAACTCAAAGCCTTGCAGGGTATTTTTAAGGGCGCTGAACGCTTCAGTTGTGGTGCCTGTATCTAAAAATCGCTTATGCTCACGGCCAAACTTTTTAGCAAGCGATCCTGATAGTTTTATCGTGGTGAGTTGTTGTGAGTTCATATTTGACCTGCTGTCATCAGCATTTTTAGGCAATAAAAAAGCCACCTGATTAGGCGGCTTTAGCTAATCTTTCTCGAAAGAGGGTTTTTCGGATTGTTATAGCAGGATAAGTCCTTTAGGCTAACTAGGCAACATCGCTTTTAAGCCCCTTGCCTCAAGTTCGTTTATGCTACGTCTAACCGTTGCGGCAAAACACACACCATCACGCATATGATCAATCATCTGTGTGCCAGCCCGAGAGCCAAGCATAGTAAACACCTCATACAGCTTGTATTCGTCAAAGTACTTTTTCAAATAATCCATATGAGTGCAAAGCCCTTTGATATTGTGAATATCGTACTCATTTAGCAAAGGTTGTGGCGCGATTACAGGGGCAGCAGGAATAAATTCGCCGTCTAACGGTACCCGCGCGGCAAGCGATAACGCCTCGGTAAATTGGTCTTCCGCTATTTGCTTGTAGGTGGTGCCAAAGTGAGACTTTAGCGCCGACCACATGGTAATAATCGCTTTAGCCTGCTTGTCTTTAGGTAGCGATTTACCACGGTACATGACTAACTGCTTTATGGCCGTTTGCTGATCTAGCGTAATTTTACCTTGCTGAGACTGGGTGGCTTTGCGCGGATTTTTGACCTCGCCTTTTGTCCAGTATTCATAAAGCACATCATCACACTCTTCTTGATACTGAATAACCCGCTCGCGAATTTCAGGCTTAACCTTGTTTGGCTGGATGCTTGAAAGCCACGCTGCAAACTTACGAAAAGCCAAGCATGTCATTTCACGATTTTTACGGTCAGAAGCAACCATTGTGATTTCCACAACACTTCTAGTAAACCTTTGCTTTATCTTTGTGAACTGTGAAGCCCAGTCCAACCCCATTCCTTCAACAATAGGCTTCATTGGGACATAAGGCTCGTTGTTTATACTCACAACAAAAAGACTTGCTCCATGAAAAGGAACGTTGATTGTACGATCTGCAATTGCTAAACTTGTCATGTCAATGATTCCGCTTTGATTTGTTGATATAGAGGCCTTAACTGTTGGCGCAGTTGGGGCTTCATTCTTTATGGCGGTCATGCGGCCACCCCTTCACTCACTAACTTCTCACAAATCCACGCCTCACCCGCTGGGGTAAACATGGCCTGCGAAAAACCTTGGTCTGTTTGGCGTAGCTTTCCAAAGCCTTTATCAATAAACCACTGCTGAAACACTCTGCCGCGTTTAATGGCGTGGCTATAAACGTCATGTTCATCCAAAAATTTATTTAGGCGAACAGCGGACAAGTTATGCTTTTGCGCCACTTGGCTTGCATTCATTAATGTGTCACGTACCACCAGCCGATCGAAAAACTCCACTTTAGGCGCTTGTTGCTCGAGTAGCTTGGCTTGGTTAGCGGCGAGTTGCAGTGCTTCTGCAAATGAATGCGGGATCTGCGGGTAAGGCTTAGACTGCTTTGCTTCCAACTCTTGCCAGCGATCGACCAGTCTTGCGGTAAACTCAGGTGAAAGCTGGGCAACAACAATAATGCTATCGCGCTTGCCTTGCTCGCCAGAGAATACATAGTGTTTTGACTTCGAATTTTGGCTTAAGCTGTTGATATTCTCGAAAACCCCCATTGGGGGAAGTTGAATTACCCCATTTTTTGCCAAGCGTTCGATAGATTGCTTTACTTTGTCATGACGAGATCCAACTAGGTCGGATATCTCTCCACTGGTCATGGTCAATTGGTTGCCGGTGATTAATTTCATGCGGCCTCCTGATTTTGCATAGTTGCCGCCTTTTCTTCTCTTAAGCATTTTGCAAGTCTCATCACAATGGCAGAATTAAGAGAGATAAAGTCCATTTCTGCTTTTTGTTCAAGTTCAGCCCTCATCATTTCTGGAAGATTCAAGGTGAACCGACTTGTTTTATTTTGTTGCAGTCTGTCTTTCATTTTTAACCATCCTTAAGTCAACATCGCACCAAGTTGGTACTAATACCATTTTGGCACTATTTTTTGATATGTCAAGTTGGTACTATCACCAAGTCAACGATATTTGATTATTAATGGATCGACATTATGAAAGACTACCCTAGCCAAGAGATGGATAGATTCAATGTTAGGCTACCTGCTGGAATGAGGGAGGCAATTGCAGAACGCGCTAAAGCTCATGGCAGATCTATGAATTCTGAAATAGTAAAGATTCTGCAAGACACGCTTAACAGGTCTTCATTGGAAATAGATAAGCTAAATGAGCTAGATGTTACTGAACTGCAAGAAATAGTAAAAACACAGGCAGCTATATTGCTTAAATATAACGAAACAATAAGCAATAGTTACGACACAATTGCTGGAATAATGGATTTTCTTAATCAGAAAAAACAGGAAAAAAAACCAAGCTAAAGATAAGTAGTAGGCCACTTTTTGGTGGCCTATTTAGCAACTATTGAGACATGATTACTTCGGCAGTCTCACCATCTTGAAGGTAAACCCTTTTCAGCAATAACCCACCTTGCCGACTGTAGTCGCCAGTCATCCAAGTAATTGAGGTTGTCACGTAATAAGTACCATCGGCAAGATCTTTAAACTTAAACCTACCTTCTGAATCACAAACTGTTGTTTTTGAATATTTATCATAATCGGCTGGACGTGGTGGCATTTTCTTATTAAATATCCCCTCATCCGCCGCGAAGCCGCGCTCTGTCGTACCAAAGTATGCTAAAGCGCGTTCTGTGGCGTATGCGGTTGCAGGGACTAGCTGAACAGTCATGCCAGAGCAGGTAACTATGCCGCCACCACGCTGGCGTAGAAAAGCATTACCTTCAATGGAGTTGTTACCTTTTTCCATTAATTTTTTCGCTTCCACGGCATCAAATTGAGCGTTTAACTTTACTGTCTGTGATGCACAGCCAGCTAATGAAATAAGCACAATAGCAGCTAAACCTAATTTAAGTTTTTTCATTGTTTAATCCATTAATTCAATTAGTAAAATGTTATAGCTTAAACACTATGCCAACGACCTAACAGACTGTAAAGTTTTTAGCGGTTTTATCCTGCGTAACGCACTATCAAACGGGTATTGCGCTGCCAGTATCCACCGTAAATATCATGGCGGCTAAGGCGTCCATACAGATGGTGCAAGATCTTGCCTTCACCAACATAAACCGCAGCGTGGTTTACTCGATGACTTTGGATTTGCATTAAGATTCCGTCGCCAATTTGTAGATCGGCTAGATTGATATTTGGCAGCGCCACAAATCCCGCTTTGGCAAAGTTATCGAGGTATAGCTCTTGCTCGCCTTCCCACCAACCGTCTTGCCGTTCAAAGTCTGGCAAATGGATTTGTTGCACCTCACTGTACCAGTCGCGCACGCAGCTATAGCAATCCCATACGCCATGCACAAACTGACGGCCAAGTAGCGGTTTACGCTCACCCGTTGGCACTATGGTGCGTAAGTCGCCATCAGGCCAACTAAGGATATGCCAAGGCAAGCCGCTAGCCTCACACATGGCGCGATCGCGCTCACTGGGCTTGCTGCTGGCGTCGGGGTGGCTGTGGCATATCCCGATGATTGCGCCTTGTTCGTCAATATCCGCGTATTGCTGCGGATCAATCACAAACTCATCGGCTTTGTTAGTTGCCTTGTTTTCACACGGCACATATTGCGCTTTATTGCCTTGCTGGATCAGCAGACCACAGCATTCATTGGGGTAGCAGTTGGCAGCATGCTGAGTAAAAGCATGCAAGATAGTTGGGTGCATAGGGACCTGCTTTTTGTGTTAGACCATTTTGCTGACGGCGGGAAAATGCTTTTAACGTATTAGCCGCACGCTGGGGAAGCCGCCATGGGGTAATTCGGCATTTTCGCCAAAGCGCAGTGTGCATCCTTTGATTGTACCTGAGCACTGGTCGAGTGCGGGGTTATCGGTTGGTTGATCTTCATCGGTAAACATGGCCTCACCAGTGTAGCCACAATCCGCGCCGCGATATTCACCACGCTGACACCAGTAGCAATAGGCTGTCATTTGTCGGCCGATTTTGTAGCCAGAAAGGTCGGCAGGGTTAGACAGCTCAAAGGTAACGGCGACATTATCCTCGTTGACCTTTTTATCGACATACCAAATCTCAACCGCCTCTTGAGTGGGATCCGCTTCGCTATTGCCGCTTGGGAAATTTGCAGCATCAAGGTATTTTGCCAGCGTTCGGCGAATAGTTACCTTAGCTTGCTCCATATTTTGAAAATACAAACACAAGGCACTAATGCTGCCATCGAGGTTAGCCACCGTTAGCGTTGGCGTACTTGGCGAGCCATCTGAGTTAACCTCTACCCCTTCTAGCTGGGCTGGCCATGGATTGTATTCTTCGCCCTGCCAATAAATCACTTTTGCTGGCAGTGGCTGCTGTGTTTGTGCTGCTTGTGTTAGCTCAGCCTCGGTATAGCTCAAATTATGGGAATGAAACCGCAGTATATCGGCGCCAAAGGCGGTACCGTCGATTTCGTAGAGAATAATCTCATTGCCAGGTTCGAGGGTTTGAATATCTGCACTAAGCATCGGCTGATACCATAGGGAATCTTGCTTTTATTTCTAGCACTTTGGCTCGCCATTTTGCTTCTGTAGCGGGCGTCTTATCGTATTGCCACTCCATAAATAGAGGGTCTGACTCTTGTGTATATGCCGCCTTTCTTTTTGCAATGATGCCTTCTCCTTCTTCATAAGATTTTTGATTCATCACTGACTCAATCTGCTCAACACTCATGCCGATTTCCAGCATGTAGTCATTTGATGTGTCAGTGTGAGATTTGCCCTCAAAAATATAACTAAACATGTTCACCTCGTTTAAATGGCTGGCTTAATAGTGAGACTCTTAGCGAAAATGTATCAGCGTGGCTGGCGTGGCCGATCCATGACTGTATCGTTTGGTTTATGTCTTTAATATCAATCTCTCCAGCACTGTATTTTTTGCGAAATATTTTTAACTTTGCTTTAATGCGCTTTACGCTGCTTTTGCGCAGTAACTTTTTATTTGCGTATATGCGATAGCCAAGAAAATCAAGGCTTCTTCCGGCAGATGCTGCCACGGGGAATACCTGAGTTTTGCTGTTTGTTTTCAGCCTTAGCTGACAATTAATGAATCGCTCTATCGTCACCCTCCACTGATGCAGCTGCCGCTTGTCGTGATGAATAATCACAAAATCATCCATGTATCTGACGTAATTTTTGGCTTTTAGCGTATGCTTAGCAAATCTGTCCAGCTCGTTTAGATACAGGTTTGCAAAAACTTGGCTGGTGAGATTGCCAAGAGGGATCCCAACGCCGTGCGCGTCAGAAGGGCTGCTGTCTATGATGTAAAACAGTAGGCACTTGGTGCGTTCGCACTGTATTTTAGCGCTGACAAGCGACTTAAGTATGTGGTGATCTATGCTAGAGAAATAGCGGCTAATATCCGCTTTTAGCGCGTAAGCCTTGCCGTGTGTTTTCTCTACGCGCCTAATAAAGATCTGGGCTCTATCGGCGCCCTTGTGAGTTCCTTTGCCGCGGCGGCAGGCGTAAGAGTCGTGGATGTATTGCCGATCAAAAATCGGCTCGATGATGTTATAAATTGCGCGGTGTACCACTCTGTCTCGAAAGCTGGGCGCGGATATTAGTCTTCGCTTTGGCTCGAACACATAAAAATGGTGGTATGGCGATGATAGGTACATACCCCAAATCAACTCGTTTTGGATCTGGATGATGTTTTCTTCTAGATTGTTAAAAAACACTAATGTGCTATTGGATTTCGTTTTCCCTTTGCGACACTGATAAGCCGCATTTAGTAAATTTTCAAACTGATATATTTGCTCAAATAAACAGCCCGCTGGCGCACCGGCGGGCGTGGATAAATCTATTTCGGCAATGGCCGGGGCTAGTGCATCCTTTTCATTTTTGCGCTGGCAGCACCCAGTAAGATGCTTGCTTCTGGCGTAATCAAGAGCTGGACGGAAGCCGATGTTGCTGTTCGAGTTCGAACGCGAGTTATTGAGGTTGAGCGCGCCAAGGCCGGCGTTGACGCCGTTGTTCCAGTTGCCGCCACGGATCGGTTCCAGTGTATTCATAATGCATTAGCCTGTTTATTGTTAATTGATTTAATCCATCCTCCCGTCATTTTGCCAATTTCAACAATCTGCACTATCCATCGCTGATACCGGCTGATGTCGATATAACGCAGATCCTTGGCCAGCCTTATCATACGCTTTAGCACCGCTAGCTCTACGTCCAAGTCGGTTAAGGTGGTCTTTTTATGGTAGCGCTTCATTGCAGTGATGATCATGCGCTGCATATTCAGCATTGACCGCCGAATTTCAGCACCAAGAACATGTTTTTCATGTTTTGGAAACTGCTTAATGACTTGATAGCCAAACACTATCATCTCTCTGCATTTTTCTTCAATTATCAATGCTGGCACTGGCGCTACCTTTTAATTAACCGCTGCGCTATCGCGCAGCTAACAGAACACAGTCTACTTTACGCAAAATAAGCTGGACGGAAGCCGATGCCGCTGTTCGAGTACGAACGCGAGAAACTGAGGTAGAGCGCGCCAAGGCCGGCGTCGACGCCGCTGCCCCAGCTGCCGCCACGGATCGGTAATCGCTGGCCGAAGTTGCGCATGTACACTCTGCCCTGCAAATTATTTGCAGTAGCTGTTTCAAGAAGCAGACGTCGCATCAGCTCGCTTGGCACATACGCAGCCTCCTTGGTTAACAGTCTAAAGTCTACGCT